GTCGCCACCGGCGTGCCGAGATCGTGTTTGCGGGCCATGACGGGGCCGAAGTTCGACGCGTAATCCGCCATGCTGCCGACGATGACCGGTTGGCCCACCGGCCCCCAGGACGCGGTCCCGACCACGCCGATGACGTTGGTCGGCACGCCGTTGAGCACGAGGTTCTGCGGCGGAACGATCTGCACGTAGAGATCGGGCACCACGAGAGCCGTGGTGTTGATGGAGCCTTGCTGGACGATGGGCATGAGCGGTCAGCCTCCCTGCTTCACTGGGGCGGTTGCGGGCGCCGCGGGCGGTGGCGCGGCGGCAGGCGAGGCGGAAGACGGCGAGGCGGTCGCCACGCGCACGACGTTCACCGCGTGCTCGGTGCCGAGAATTTGCGCCACCGTGGCGGCATCGCTGATGGCATCGCCTTTCGCGTGGCCCGCGAACGGGCGCACGACGACGAGGGTCGGGGTCATGAGGGGAGTCTCCGAGAAGAGGGAGCGGGATGGCCGGAGCGGCACGCCGGAGGGCGCGTCAGCCGAGGCAGTTGCGGGTGAGCGGGCCGCCGTTCGGCGTGAAGGCGGCATCGCCGAACAGCATCGCGGGCAATGTGGTGGAGACCGTGGTGGCGTAGTCCACGGTGTAGAACAGGTCTCGGCGGAACAGCGCGGCGTTCTCGGCGCGATCCAGCACGATCGACCTGCGGAACAGCAGCCGCCCCGAGGTGCCGTCCGGCAACGCGATGAAATCCAGCGCCGACAGCGCGGCGTCGATGGCCGAGGCGCAGGCGTCGCGGGTGGCGGGGTCCGGGCACCAAAGGCTTACCCGAAACGACTGGAGCTGGCGGCGGGTCTCGGATTGCGCGGTCTGGTCGGCCACCACGCGACCGACGATCGCCGCTGCGCCCGGCACCGTAATGATCGCCCCCGCGACCAACGCGAGACGCTGCGTGGCGAGTTGCGCGGCGAGGATCGACGCGACCAGCGCGGGAGAATCCGTGGCGGCGGTGCGGTGCACGACGGCGAGCTGATCGACCAGCAATCCCACCAGTTGCCCGCCGCCCGGCGAGCCGCCGATGGTGGCGGTGTTGCCGGCAACGCTCACGGTGTAGCTCGGGATGTTCTGCGTGACGATCTGCAACTCGGCGGGATAGCGCGTGGTGACGTGCTCGTGCCGCTGATCGGGAAACACCGTGATGTTCACGTGCCCGGCGGCAAGGTCCTCGTCCAGCGCGGCGCTGTGCGGCCATCCCCGATACACGCGGCACAGGCGGCCAAGGATCGAGGGCGCGTCGGTGCCCTGGGGATAGAGAATGCCGGCGATGAGACCGGCCAGCGTGGTCTCGACATCGGACTGATCGGCCATTGGGATGCCTTCGCTGCGAGGGCGTTCATGTCGTGACCTGCTTCACCTGGAGCCGCCAGCCGAGATCGGTGCGCTCGGCCCCGGCGACGATGCCGGTGCGGTGCAGATCGTCGGTCATCGCATCCCCGGCGCGGAGCACCAGGCGCGGGATGGGCGGCAGCAGCACCGTCCATGCGCCCGGCGCGGCGTCGGTGGGCAGATCGCCGGGATCGAGCCCCGCGCCGCCGGCGCTCAGCACCGAGGCGGGCCAGCCGGTTGCCAGCGTCGGCCCGGTGCCGCGCAACGCGCCCCCATAGGGATTCACGCCGATGGCCGAGGGCTCGGCGGCGCGATGGAAGCTGACGAGGCGGGTGGCGCGGATGCACAGCACCGGCAGCAGCGCCTGCTGGGCGGCGATGAACCACACGCCGCCTCCGCCGTCCCCGAAGCCGAGGCCGGGGCCGTTGTGGTGCACGAGATAGTCGCCCGGCCGCGTCGTTGCCGCATCGAACTGGCCGGTCCACGCCGAAGCGCCGAAGCCCGCGGGCTGAGCGAAGCCGCTGGGCGGAGCGAGGATCACGGGCAGACGCAGATAGCGGTTGGCGGAGGCCAGCGGCTCGTGGGCGCCGTGGGGGCGGTAGGCATCGCACCACACGCCGGCGGCGGCGGCACCCCGGCCCACGCCGCGGCGGATGATGTCCTGCAACAGGGGTTCGTTCATCAGACGACGAGCCTCAGCCCGCCATCGGAGAGCGCCGGCCCGGCCGGGACGCCGAGGAAGCCGCACAGCCGCCGCCGCCAATCGTCGAACAGGGTGCGCCGCTCGCGCATCTCGTCGGGGTTGCGGGTCCATACCGCGGCGGCGTCGGTATCGAGCGTGGCGGAGGCCGCGGGGATGGCGGCTTCGAGCTGATAGAGCGTGGCGAGCTGCTGGATCACCACCGCCTCTTCGGCGCCGGAGAGGTAGTTCAGCCGGTATTCCAGAACGCCGTACGCCTGGAAGAACCGCCAGCTGTTGAAGCCCTGCGGCGTGCTGCCATAGGCGGGATAGCCGCAGAAGCGGCGGATATCGGTCTTCTGGGCATCGGTGAAGGCCATGGGAACTCCGCGGCGCGAGGGCTCGCCGGATGCGTGGGGAAACGGTCGGGCGGCGCTGCATCCCGCCACCTCCGCACGGGAGGTGGCGAGACGAGCCGGTGCGGCCTTGCGGACTAGCCGAGATGCTCGACGAGCACGGCCCGCTTGTAGTTCGCGTTGTTCGCGGTGGTGACGGTGGTGGGGTTGGTGGTGGTGTCGGTCGGGGCGCAGAAGCCGCCGATCCAATACCAGCTTTGCGCGATGATCTGCTGCAGCCGGTCGACCGGCTCGCGGGTCACCATGGCGATGTTGTCGACGATGTTCACGATCGCATCCCGCGGCGCGATGTCAGACTCCGCCATGCCGGCGAAATCGCCCTCGATCAACGCCCCCTGGCCGCAGACGATCGGGCGGCGCACGAAGGCGCCGGTATTGCCGAACGGCGTCACCGGGGCCTGCGTGGTCGCGATGAAGCGCAGGCCGAGGAAGTCGTTGACCATGCCCTTCTTGAACACCTCGTTGGCCGAGGTCGCGCCCTGGAACAACTGGCGGAACGCCTGGTCGGAGAATAACTGGCGGGCCGAGACCGGATCGAGATAGCAGTTGAACGCGCCGTCGATCTCAGGCACCGCGTTGGAGCGGAGTTGGGCGACCGCGTTGAGCAGCGTGCTCATGTCCAGCACATCGCCGCTCTGCAGCAGCGACGTGTTGGTTCGGCCGTTGGGGCGCAGCACCGGCTGGGCGGTGGCCGCGATCACCGAGTTGCCCGCCGTGCCGTCGGATACCGAGACGTTGCTGGTCAAGGTCAGCGTGCCGGACGTGCCGATGTAGGCCGTCGTTGCGTTGGCGGCATCGGCCGCGGCGCCGACGACGGTGTAGGTTCCGTTGCCGATGGTGACCGCGAGCGAAGCGCTGCCGCCCACCGGCCCCTGCACGCCGTTGGTGAACACGTATTGGAAACCGCGGATGTCATCGACATGCACCGTGGTGGAGGGGCTGGCGAGCGTGGTGATCACCCGCGTGCTGCCGCCCATGTAGGCGGCATACAGGGCGTCGCGGGCCAGCCCGTCCAGCGAGCGGGCGGCCTGTTCGCCGTTGACCGACGCATTGAGCAGGAACTGGCTGGCGATACCCACGCGAGACGTGACCATGTTGAGGTCGCTGGTCGCGCCGTAGCTGTTGAGCGTGATGGTGTACTGCTCGACCGCGACCGAGGTGGACACCAGGCCGTTGTCGAAATTGGTGTTGGTGGCCGGCGACATCGGCGTGGTGACGATCGGCTTCAGCCCGGCGCGGGTCTTGGTCAGCGTCTCGCCGATGCCGACGGCGAATTCCTCCCGGTCGGCGCAGTCGCGATAGCCGAGCCGGGCGTGCAGCGCCGACTCGAACTCGCGCTCGAGGAAACCCTGCTGGATGATCGGCTGCAGCGCGAGAGGGAAGTTCTGGATACCCATGGGGGCGTGATCCTCGTTGGGAATGGAGAATGGTCGAAACGGCGGCGGGCCTTACCGGCGAGGCTCAGCGGCGGCGGACCAGCACGGCCCGGGCCGCCCGCCATTCGGCTTCGGTCATGGTTTTCGCGGTCTTGGGTTCGGGCGGCTGCGAGGGCGGGGCCGCGGCGGTGCTGGAGGTGCTGGCCAGGCCGAACAGCCACGGCTTGAGGCGCTTGAGATTGCGCATCAGCGCATCCCCGCCCTTCACCTGCCCGTCCTCGCCGAGTTCGATGCCGGCGGGGTCGACGAGTTTGAGGCCGTCGAGATCGATCATTCCCGCCCGCACCGCCTCCGCTTTCAGATCGGCGCGGATGAGACGGTCGCGGTGAGTGGCTTCGAGTTCCGCGATGCGGCGTTCCAGCGTTTCGACACGCGCATCGGCGGCGGCCTCGCCCAATGCGGGCGCGACCTCCGGGGGCGAGGGTTCGGTCATCTTGATTCCAGATCGGGTGGGGGATGATGGCGGCGGAGGGGGCGTTGCCCGCGCGTCCGGCCATCATGAGCGAAGTCCTACCCGAAACTGGGGTGAGTGGGCAAGACTTTTTTGCTAAGTAAAATTACTTATGACTGTGCAGATCCGGCGTGGGCGGCGATGGCGGTTGCGCGCGGGCAAGTTCGCGGTCGATGTCGTTCACGCCGTAAACGTCACCGATCGACGCAAGCGCCGTCTCACGCGACAGGATGCCCGCATCGATCAGCGTCGCCAGCGTCCCGGCATCCTGCTGCATCTCCGTCGAGGTCAGCGGATACCAGCGCGGCCAGTTCAGCGACACCGGCGCGGCCGGATCGAGCGGCGGAAGTTTCTCCCCGGCGACGGTGAGCGTGAAGCGTTGCGAGGCCAGCACGATCATCCGGGCGAGACCGAGCAATCCGCGGCCGTAGCTCACGCGCAGATTGTCGGCCAGCCAGATCAGGCCCTGGTTCATCAGCTCCAGCGCCCGGCCGGATTGCGCTGCGGCGATGCGGTCGGCACTGCTGCGGTTGCCGTGCACGCCCTCCAGCGCCATCTCGCGCAACGTCCGCACATACTCGATCACCGCCGCCGAGGCGGTGCCGCCGATCTCCAGCAGTTTCGCGTCGCCGCGTTCGGAAACCAGCAGCGCGTTGCCGCCGCCGCGCACGAGTTCGCCCTCGGTGCCCGCCGGTTCGCGGATCATCAGCATCGGGTCGGAGCTGTATTTCAGCCCGCGCCCGGCCTGGGACAACTGATAGTCGATCTCGATGGACGTTTCGACAGCGGGACGGAACGTGCAGGCGCCATCGACGCCGTCGGGTCCGTCCGGGCCGCCGGGCAGGTTCTTGATCCACACCACCGGCACGAAGCCGAGGTCGTGGCGCACGGTGCGGGCCTCGTCGATGTCGGGCGGCGCGTTGCTGCCGAGCGGCGCCGGCGCGAACCAGGTTTCCGCCGTCGCGTCCCAACTGCGCTGGAACCAGAACATCCCGGCCGGTGCGGCAAGATCGTAGCCCTGCGCGGCAAGGTTCGCACCGGAGACCTTGTAGCGTTCGGTGAGCGAAAGCAACGTGTCCGGCGCTTCGGGATCGTAGACCGGCGTGAGATATCGCGTGTCCAGCACGCGGAAGAACACGCGGCCCTTCAGCACGCGCATCAGGATCGCCACCGAGCCGACGCTGCCGCGCAGCGCGGCCTCGGCCATCACGCCGTTGAGGCCGCTCTCCAGCGCGATCCCGCCGAGCGCGCGGCGGGTGTCGGAGTCCGCACAGGCGAAGGCCGGAAAATGCCCGTCGCTGAACACCAGCGACAGCGAATCGTCCACCACGATGCGCGCGAGCGGATAGCGCACCGAGGGGCGGCGCATCCGCAGCGGTATGTATTCCCCGGTGGAGGTGCGCTCCTCGTGAAACTCGTAGGGCAGCACATCATAAAACGTGCCGTCGAGGATGCGCGCGAGGATGTCGAGCCGCGTGCAGCGGGCGGGATAGTCGCCGTCGGCGGGCGTGGCGGCGCGGATGGTGGCGAACATGGTTGTCCCTTTGGGCAAAGGAGAGTGAGGAGGCGGGGCGCGGCTACCGCCCCATGAACGGCACGTGCAGCCGGCGGGCGGGGGCGGCGGGCGCATCGCAGAGCAATAGGGCGAAGGCGCGGCTCAGCGCGTCCACCTGGTCGTCCTTGCGGCCCTGCGGAAAATCCCGCAGCTCCTCGAGGAAGGCGCGGTTCCACGGGGCCGCGACGATGGCGAGGTTGCCGGCATCGGCCTGGGCCGCCACCGGGGCGGCGCGGGTGGCCTTGGCTCCGGTCTCGGGCGAGGCGACCACGCGATGCCCGGCGAGGCGGCCGGTGAGCCAAGCCACCTGCTGCTTGCCGGCCTGGCCGGGGTCCTGCGGCAGACCCACCGCCACCGCGCGGCCATCCTGCGCGGCGGTGTTGATGATCGCCTGCTCCACCTCGTGCGGCCCGCCGCGCAGGCGCACGATGTCGGCCACCACTGTCCGTCCGCCCGGCTCGCGGCCGAGCTTGAGGCCCACGGTCCAGTCCGGATCGCGGCCCTCGGTGGCGGCGGTCGCGGCGAGGTCCCAGGCCCTGACGTAGCGCGCCTCGGCCGGGGCGGCCGGCAGCACGGAGATGGCGGCGACCCGGAACAGCGCGCCCTCGGTGGTGGCGGGGCGCTGCTGATACAGCGCGGCCCAGGCGCGCGGGCCGATGGCGGCGCGGCGGCGGGCGAGTTTCTCCCCGCTCTCCCAGGCCGGCCACAGCGGCACGCCCG